CGATGCCTAGCGCGCGGAGGACAGGCTGATGCACGCCGCTGCGTATGGCTTCGTGCTGCGCATCGTGCGCGACCTGCCCACCGTGCCGCTGCGGGTGGTGGAGATCGGCGCGCGGGAGATCAACGGCAGCCTGCGCCCGCTCTTCCCCGGCTGCCGCTACACGGGCGTGGACATCGAGAAGGGCGACGGCGTGGACGTGGTGGCCGACGGCGCCACCTGGCTGCCCGACGAGCCGGCCGACGTCGTCGTCTGCTGCGAGGTGCTGGAGCACGCGCCCCAGGCCGAGGCGGTGGTCGCCAACCTGCTGCGCATGGTGCGACCGGGCGGGCTGCTCATCATCACGGCGGCCGGGCCGGGCCGCGCCGCCCACAGCGGCGTCGATGGCGGGCCGCCGCGCGAGGGCGAGCACTACCGCAACATCCCGCCCGAGGAGCTGGTGGGCTGGCTGGCCGGGCTGCCCATCCTGAACCTGGAGGCCGACCAGATATGGGGCGACGTGCGCGCCATGGGGAGGAAGCTGTGAGCGAGAGCACCCCAAACGTGGTCACCCACGAATACGACCCTGAGACCGGCCTGAACTGGATCACCATCCTCGGGCCGGTGACGACCTGCCTGGTCTGCCATCGCCTGCTGGCCGGCGACTGCCCGGTCGTCTGCGACACCTGCGCGACCGAGCCGCGGGATACGCCGCTCGACGACTCGCTGTGGGCCGCCCTGCCCGCCCCGCCACCGACACGCCCGAGGGGGCACCGCGGTGGCTAGGCTGCTTGTCTGCCACCCTGGGGCTGATGTCAGCGTCAGCGACGTGCACGACGGCCTGGTGGCCGCGCTGCGCCGCCAGGGCCATCTCGTCTCCACCTACGACCTGTCCAAGCGCCTCGCGCTGGCCGGCCGCTGGCTGCACAGCATCTGGCGTCGCTCGCGCGGGTCCACGCCGGGACTGGCGCGGCCCTCGGCCGTCGCGGTCGTCGAGAAGGCGTGCGAGGACCTGGTGCCGCGCGCCCTGACGCTGAATGTCGATGCGGTGCTCATCATCTCGGCCATGTACCTCCACCCCGACGCCCTGGTGCTGCTGCGCCGGGCGCGCATACCGACCGGGCTCATCTTCACCGAGAGCCCCTACGACGACGAGCGCCAGGCGCGCATCGCCCACCTGGCCGACGTCTGCTGGACGCAGGAGCGCACCAGCGTGGCCACCCTGCGCCGGTTCAACACGCGCACCCACTACCTGCCGGCCGCCTATGACCGCGACCGTCACACCCCCGAGCCGCAACCGGGCGACGCCGACGTGCCCGCCCACGATGTGGTCTTCGTCGGCACGCTCTTCCACGAGCGGACCGCGCTCCTCAGCCAGGTGGACTGGACCGGCATCGACCTCGGCATCTACGGGCACACGACGCTCCTGCCCAGCCGTCACCGCCTGCGCCAGTATCTGCGCGGCGGGGCCACCGACAACGCCACCGCCGCCTCCCTGTATCGCCGGGCGAAGGTCGGCCTCAACCTCTTCCGCTCCACGGCCGAATGGACGAGCGGCCAGCACGTCACGACCGGCGAGAGCCTGAACCCGCGGGCCTACGAGTTGGCGGCCTGCGGCTGCTTCCAGATCAGCGACCACCGACCCGAGATGGACGACGTGTTCGGCGGGTCGGTGCCGACCTTCGCTGGCGCGCCCGGCCTCGGCTCGCTCCTGCGCTCGTTCCTCGCCGACGAGGAGGCACGCCGTGGGCTGGCGCGGGCCGCCTGGGCCGCCTCCGTTCAGCACACCTTCGATGCCCGTGCCCGCCAGGTGGTCGAGCAGCTCGCGCCGGCCATCCTGCGACAGCCGTTGGCCCACGCGGCCGACTGACGAAAAGGAGACCACCGTGGCGGTTTATCATGGGAAATCCGGCCGATTATACCTCTCCACCACCGGCAGCGGCGTGGCCGTCCCGGTCGCCAACCTGTCGGCATGGGAGCTGAGCCTCGCCACCGACCGGGTGGAGACGACCAGCTTCGGCGACACCAACAAGACCTACGTCCAGGGCCTGCGCGACGTGACGCTCACCTTCGAAGGCTACTGGAACGATGCGGACAGCACGATCTTCACCGCGGCGCAGAGCGCCGATGGCTGCAAGGCGTACGCCTATCTGGCCACGACCGCCAGCACCAAATACGCCTACGGCCCGGCCTGGGCCGATGTCAGCATCTCCACGGGCGTGGCCGATGCCGTCAAGATCTCCGGCAGCCTGGCCGCCAACGGCGCGTGGGGCTTCAACCTCTGATGGCCTTCCAGGGCGCGAGCGGGCGGGTCGGCGAGGTGCGCGTGGGCGGGCGGATGGCGGCCGGCCTGCGCGACTGGTCGGCGACCGTGGACGGCGAGTGCTGGACCATCCGCGCCGCCCTGGCCGATGCCAACCCGATCTACCTCGACGGCCCGGCGCGCAAGGAGGTGCGCCTCCACCTGGGGAAAAGGATCTGGCGCTGGCGCGACGTGCATCTCCACCACGACGGCGCGACGGCCGTCATCGAGGCGGTCGGCGAGTTCGAGCATCTGTAGGCAGCAGCATGGAAAGGCAGCGAGGTGAGTAAGAGGCGATTCATCGAGCCCGGCACGACCCGGCTGGACCTCAGCGAGGGCGACTGGATCGAGGTCAAGAACGAGCTTGACTATGGCGAGCAACTGCAACTCAAGATCGCGGCAACGGAGCCGATGGCCGCCGGTCCGAACATGCCCGCCGAGAACCTCACGATCAAGGTCAACCCGTTCCTGTGGAGCCAGAAGCAGCTCGAACTCTACTTGACAGACTGGTCATTCCGCGACGCGCAGGACCGGCCGGTGCCGATCAACCGGACCACGCTGCTCTCGCTCGACCCGGAGACGGTCGATGAGATGGAGGCGGCCATCAACGCGCACGAGGCGGCGGTGAAAAGCGCAAAAAACGGGCATGGGGCGTCGAGGTGACGCGCAATCTCTTGCGCGCCTGCCGCTACATGGGGTGGTCGTGGGCCGACCTCATGGCGACGCCCGGCGAGGTGGTCGAGGAGGTCTTCGGGCTGATGGGCGAGGAGGGCCGCTGATATGGCATCCGCACCGCTGACCATCAGCCTCGGCGTGACCGGCGAGAACGCCGTGTCGGGCGCCTTCAAGAATGTCAGCAAGAGCATCGACGGCGTGGGAAATGCGGCCAAGGGCGGCGTCGGCAGCGCGCTCGCGGGCGTCGGCAGCGCGCTGGGCGGCATCGCCTCCATCGCCAGCGGCGCCGCCCTCGGCGTCGTCATGACCCAACTGCCGGGCGCGCTGATGGACATGGCCAAATCGGCCGCTGCCGACGAGCAGGCCACCGCGCGGCTGAACCAGACGCTGGATAACCTGCCCGGCAACTTCGAGGACATGCAGGCGGCGGTGAATGGCGCCATCGCCACGGGGCAGAAGTTGGCCTTCTCCGACGACGACATCCGCGACAGCTTCCAGTCGCTGGCGGTCGCGACCGGCGACAGCGCGGAGGCGCTCAAGCGGCAGAAGATCGCGCTCGATCTGGCGCGCGGCGCCAACATCCCGCTCGCGACCGCCAGCAAGATGCTGGGCAAGGTCAACGAGGAGAACGTTGATGGTTTCAAACGGCTCGGCATCAACATCAAGGAGGGCGCGAGCGAGGCCGAGGCGCTGGCGGCCGTGCAGGAGAAGTTCGCGGGCCAGGCCAACACCTACGCCCAGTCCACCGCCGGCCAGTTCGAGGCGGCGCAACTGGCGATGGGCGAGATAACGGAGAGCATCGGCAGCGCGCTGCTGCCCGTCTTCTCAACGCTCGCCCGCGCGCTGGCCGACATGCTGCCCGTCATCCAGGAATGGGTGGGCGCCTTCGCGGGCGGCATCTCGGAGCTGCTCGGCCCGGCCCTCCAGTGGCTGAGCGGCATCCTGTCGAGCGTGGGCGGCGACGTGGTGGCCTTCTTCCGGCCGCTGCTGGACGTCCTGCCCGACGTGGGCGAGGCCATCAAGCAGGCGCTGGCCTTCTTCGCCACCGGCGCCGGCGACATCGAGAAGTTCCGCGGCGTGCTGACCACGCTCATCGGCGCCGAGGGTGCGCAGGGCGTCATCGAGGTCCTCACCAACCTGTCCGGCTTCGTGCGCGAGACCGTCATCCCGATGTTCGTGAGCTTCGGCGAGATCGTCAAGAAGGTGCTGAGCGGCGACCTGGCCGGCGCGCTGGACGCCGCCATCGCCCACATCGCAACCTTCACGCCCAAGCTGATCGCCACCCTGGTCGACTGGGGCAAGCGCTTCATCGAGTGGGTGGCGCCGCTCATCCCGCCGCTGCTGGCCGAACTCGGCCGGCTGGCGCTGAGCCTGCTGGGCTGGATCGCCGAGCAGATCCCCGCCATCCTGGCCGTGCTGGCCAAATGGGGGCTGGAGTTCGTGAAGTGGGTCGGGCCGATGATCCCGCCGCTGCTGCTGGAGCTGGGCAAGCTGCTGCTGCGGCTGCTCAACTGGATCGGCCAGCAGGAGGCCGACATCGCCAAGAAGTTCGTGACCGAGTGGGTGCCGGCCGCCATCAAGTGGGTCGGCGAGGCGATCACCGACATCGTGCCCAAGCTGGCCGACTTCTTGAAGAAGATCGTCGGCTGGATCGGCGAGAACGCCGGGAAGGTGGGTGACGCGGCAGTGAGCCTGGGCAAGGCCATGATCGACGGCATCGCCAGGGGCGTCCAGAACTTCGCGGGCGGCATCAACGACGCGGTGATGAACGCCGTCCGGTCCGCGCTCGGGGCCGGCGAGCGGGCCATCCGCGACTGGGTCGGGCGGCTGCCGGGCATGGGCGGCGGCGGCGCGACCTCGTCCGTGCCTGGCGGCGGCGGCGGGGCGCATCTGAGCGCCATGGGCATCGGCGCCCCCATCACCATCAACAACGTCATCGACGCGCGCGGCCACTCGACCGAGGCAATTACCCAGGCGGTCGGCGACCCCCTGGCCACCCTGATGCGCACCCGCGTCAACCCACGGAGCTACGCATGATCACCGTGATGGGGCAGGTCGCCATAACGACCATCTCGCAGCGCGAGCGCACCACCGTGGTCACCGACGACGGCGCGCTGGCCCCGGCGCTGACGCTGACCGGGCTCATCAGCCGGCGCAGCCACAGCACCCTGGCGCTGGCGCGCGTGGCCGAGCGGCAGCTCCACGAGCTGGCCCACTGGTCGCGCGTGGCCGGCGGCGTGCACATCGACAGCACCGAGATGGACGTGGACGACGGCCAGTACGAACTGCGCAACGTGCAAACGCGCGTCACGCCCGAGACCGGCGTCAGCATCGGCATCGTGGTCAGCCTGACGCTGGTGAGACTTGGCGGCGCCGGCGCGGGCGGCAACGTGCTGCGGCGGCTGCTGCCCCAGGCGACGCTGACCGCCAACGGCTTCGCCGTCACCAGCACGCCGCGCTACGCCATGCCGGTCAGCACGTCGGCGCTGTCGCTGGTGCAGCTCCAGTTCATCAACACCGCCGACGGCAACGTGTCGATCATCGGCTCGACCAGCGCCCAGACCTACTACCAGCCGGCGGCCGATCACAACAAGGGCGAGGTCAAGGTCTGGGACACGGGCGGCAGCGCCACGCCCGGCGACTGGGTGCGCGTCTTCGGCCCCGACCACGTCTTCGCCAGCCCCGCCCACTGCGCCATCGACAACGGCCTGGTGCGCCTGACGCCGCTCGCGACGGCCGGGCTGCACGCGGTGGCGGCCTGGGACGGCACGGCCTGGGTGACGCTGACCTCGCCGGCGCAGGGCGACTACGTCGTCATCGGCAGCGCCGGCTTCGTCGATTGGATCACCTGCCGCATCGCGGACGTCACCCCCTGGCGGGCGGAGGTGCAGTGGGCCATGTCGCGGGCGGTGGTGCCCTGGTTCCCGACCAAGACGTACGTCGTCGAGCGCGGGCGCCCGCTGGCCAAGCTGACCGTCGCCACCGACACGGCGGCCACCGTCTCGTCGGGCATCGTCGGCCAGTACGATTACACCCTCGTCAAGCAGACCGAGGCCACGGCGGCCGCCGGCCTGATCCGCGACCACAACGTCGAGGTGGCGCCCGCCGACCTGGCCCTCACCGGCCTGATCGCCCAGCCGATGATGATCTCGGTCAACGACGACGCCACCGTCATGGCCATCATGGCCGGGGCGGCCCTGTCGGGCTACACCTGGGTCAAGGAAGCGGCGGGCGGCATGACCATCGGGGCGAGCGGCGCCGTCACGAGCTACACGGCCTGGCTGGGCGGCGTCGCCTACGACGCGACCAGGGTGATGGGCGAGGCCGAGGCGGGCACGCGCGCGGGCACGGCCGTCGTCGCGACCGTGGCGGGCGCCAGCGGCGGCGGCAGCAACAACTGCGTCAGCCTGCCGGCGCTCAACGACTACGTGGACCTGACCGGCATGACCAACCCGCCCGCGGGCAGCATCGTCTGCGTCTACGCGCGCGTCTACAACAGCGGCGTCAGCGCCAGCGACAGCGTGCTGATCAACCTGCGCAGCACCGCCTCGGGCGCCCTGGCCGGCAGCCAGCAGACGTGGACGGCCGCCACCCTCGGCAGCGCCGGCACCTGGAAGTGGGTCAGCTCGGTCGCCACCGGCTGGGACGGGGTCACGGCCATCTACCCGCGCGTGCTGCGCTCGGCCATCGGCGGCGGCGGCAGCATCTACGTGGACCAGGTCGTGCTGGTGACGGTCAGCAACGGAGGCTACCAGTACGCGCAGGACCTGGCGCGGGCGGCGCTGACCGACGTGCGCGTACGCCCGCAGACGATCCGGCAGGTGCGCTGATGCCGCTGCCGGTCTGGGATCTGCTGCTGGAGCAGGGCTATGCTGCGGGCGGCGCGGTCAGCGCCAGCGCCAGCCTGACGAAGGAGGTCGTCGGCTACCGCACGATGACGCTGACGGTGGGGCGGCGCGGGCCGCACGCGCTGGCGGCGATCATCCCGTTCGCGCCGCGGGGCGGGAGCGAGGGCTACACGCTCGACCGCTTCGACGCCTGGCGCGAGCTGCGGGTGGACCGGGCGGGCGTGCCCTTCCTGGCCGGCTTCCAGGGCGCGGCGGCGGTGCCGGGCGGCGAGAACGGCGCCACCATCGCGCTGACCGGCTACGGCAACGCCATGGCGCTGGCCCAGTTCTGGGGCCAGCAGCCGGGCAGCAACCAGAGCATCGACCCGCTCTACGAGACGCTCATCCTGACCAGCGGCGCCAGCGCCAGCCGGGCCGACAACGCCATCGCCACCATGCTCCAGTACGCCATCCGCGGCACGACCTACCCCGGCACGCGCTGGTTCCCGAGCGCGTATTACACGCTGGCGACGGGCACGTATACGCCCGAGCGGCTGACCTTCTCCGGCATGAGCCAGTTGGAGGTCATCCAGACGGTGTGCGACAGCGAGGGCTGGGAGTGGCGGGCGGGCGTGGACGCCTCCGGCAATTGGACGTTCGCGGCCGGCAGCGCCGTCAACACCGACCGGACGGCGACGGTGCTGCTGGACAGTCCCGGCAACTGCACGATCGCCAACTACCAGCCGGACGCGACGCGGCTGGCGACGCGGGTGACGGTGGCCATCCGCAACCAGGGGCCGGAGACGGTCTTCCTCGGCGCGTACGGCGTCGGGGTCGTCTCGGTCAGCATCGGCTTCGGCACCGGCGATCGCTACTTCCCCGGCGCCTGGCTCCGGCTCGACCCGGACGGGCCGCACCAGGAAGACCTGGAGGTGGCCTACATGGTCGGCGAGGGGCAGATCAACTTCAAGAACCCGACCACGCTGACCCACGCCATCGGCGAGCGCATCATCTACAGCCCGGCTTACCCATACGTGCGCGAGCAGGCGACGACGGCCAAGACGAGCGAGGACCGGCACCACCGCGTGCGCAAGGTCATCTACAACGACCAGCTCAGGAGCGAGGACGCCCGCACCAAGCTGGCCACCACCATCCTCAACGCCAGCGACGACCTGCTGCACGCGGTAGCGGTCGTCATCACCGACATCGAGTTTGCGGAGAGCCTGCTGACGCTGGGGCTGTATCCGGGCGACACGGTCAGCCTGACCAGCCAGCGGCTGCCGTTCACGGCGGCCACCATGCAGGTGCAGGAGATGCGGCTGACGCTGCAGGACGGGGGGCTGGCGCGCATGGAGCTGCTGCTGGGCGACCCGGCCGACGACGCGCTGGCGGTGCTGGAGCGCTGGTACGGGGGCGCGCGCGCCTCGTCCACGCGCGTCATCTGAGGCGGGAGGGGACCATGTCATTCCTGGCGCCCGAGTTCGAGGACGAGTACCGCCATCGCTACACGCTGGACGATGCGCTCGCCAAGTGGGTGGAGATGCTGGCGGCGGCCGGCGCGAACGGGCTGCCCAGCGACCCGAGCCTCCACGTCAACTATGCCCGCGCGCTGGGCGTGACGCTGGACGACTTCTATCTGGTGCTGCGCATGGCGCTGGGCAACGGGCAGATGGTGATCGTCGAGCCGCCGCCGCCGCCCGAAGAGCCCGCGCCGGAGCCGTTGCCCGAGACGTTGCCCGCGCCACCGCCGCCACCGCCCGAACCAGAGCCGGAGCTGTGAGCGCGGGCGGTGGCGGCGGCCTGGCGCGCGTGCTGTCCGGTCTGCTGACCGAGCGCGGCCTG